GCCGGCCACGCTGCGCATGCCTGGGGTCGACTACACGCGCCATTCGCAAACCCTGTGCGTTGTGTGCCAGCGGCGCGCGCAGTGGAACGGCGACCGCTGGATTCACCTCACCGTTTTTGCCCGCGGGATCCACGACGCGCGTCCGGACCGCGGCCTGGTGATCGATTCATCGGACCCACGCGATGCGCAGAAATTGGCGCTGATGGAAGCGGGGGTGGATTGATGCGTAGCATCTACCACCAGCCAATCGGCGAAAGCCGGCCGAGGCGCGGCGATCTCTTGCAGTCAAATCCCGGTGACCGTCGGGAGCGTACCTGGATGATCCTCGGCACGCATACGCTGCCCAATCGCTTTTGCCCGGAACTTGGCGGCATTGGTGCTCAGCGGACCCGAATCTGGGCGGCTCGCTGGTGGGAACTCGAACCCGAGATGCGTATGTCTCTGTGGGCAAGCGCCGAACGCCGGCTCGGCGGGCAGCAGGTTTACACTTTCGTTCGGTTTCCGCCAAAGAGGAAGCAGACCTTTGAAAATCACATCGCGCGGAGAGTGGCCTGATGCTCGCTCGGTTCGTTCTCTGGCTGATCCGTCGCTTCCCCATCCTCAGCGCTGACTACCGGGCGCGCCGCGTGAAGCGCCGCCAGATCTGCCCGGCGTGCGGGAATTCCGAGAAAGTCACAATTCGGTGCGACTCTTCCACAGGGCAGGTTGTTTGCCAGTGTCCGACGTGCCTTGCCATGTGGGCTTATAATCCAGTCGTGCGACCGGAAGTGTGGGCGAAACTGCCCAAAGTGGAGGAGTGACCATATGTCAGAAGAGCACGTGCTAGTCAAAATCGAGCACATCCTTCGGGAACTTCTCTGCGAGGTCCGCGGCATCCGGCGCGCGGTCGCTCCTCAGAACTTTTCAGTGCAACTCAATCTGTACCAAGGAGATAGTATGTCCTCACCGATCACCTCTCTTCCGCTCGGCGGCAGCGCGCAACTCGTTGCCCAGCTCCTCGAAAACAACGCCCCGTATGTGGCGCCGGCAGGAGCCCCACCCTACACCTTCTCTCCCTCGGCGACCTCGGACGATCCGAACGTCTCGATCGTGCCGGCCACGGCGGACATCACCGGCGGCCTGGTTCCCCTGGCCCAGCAGTTCTTGGTCACCGATTCGACGAGCGATACCGTCGGCGTTCCCGATGACATCACCGTGACCGCCACGGCGCCGGACGGGAGTACGGTCACGGAGACGGTCGCATTCTCGATCGGCCCGGCGAGCCCTGTGAACACGTTCGGCCTGTCGCTGGCGTTCTATCCCGCGCCCGGGGCAGCTGCCGCGGCCAAAAGGAAGTAAGGCGGCCGTAAACTGAGCACCAGGAGGAGACCGGGGAGATGGCCACCAGCATCGTCAAGACGATCGCCGACGCGTTCTCTCCGGTTTTCCGCCCCACTGGCAATCTCATCGAGGGCGTCGAGCCTGGCTCCTGGGCCGGCCCTCAGAACCCCATCCGGCCCACGCTGCAGCTTGGCGTCGGGATCCGGCAGTGGGACTTCACTCCTGGCATCAACCTGCAGTTCACGCCCCGCGGCGACGTCGCGATTAAGTTCCCCCAGCTCTGGAACGTCTCGAATTCCTTCGACCTTTGTCGGCTGATGATTGAGACCCGGAAGGACCAGGTGGTCAACCGCCCGTGGGTGATCCGCGTCAAGGCCCAGCCTGGGGAAACGAAGAAGAGCGCGGCCGATCGGCAGCTGAAGAATTCGAACGTCGCCAAGGTTACGAACCTGCTCAAGTTCCCCGACGGCGTGCACGGCTTCGATCTCTGGATCCGGATGTGGCTCGAACAGCTTCTGGTCTTTGATGCGCCCTGTATCTATCCCATCAAATCCATCGGCGGCGATCTGCTCTCGCTTCGCCTGGTATCCGGGGCTACCATCACACCCTTGCTCGATCAGCACGGGTTCATTCCGCAGCCCCCGTCGCCGGCCTACCAGCAGATCATTCTCGGGATCCCCACGGCCAACATCGCCGCCTCGGCCGCCGAGAAAAAGTACACCGTCGACCAACTCATCTATTCGCCGCGGAATCCCCGGGTTGACTCACGCTGGGGCTTTGGGCCCGTCGAACAGATCATCACGACGCTCTCGATCGGCGCTAACCGCCAGCAGTTCCTGCGCGACTTCTACGTCTCGGGCAACGTGCCTGAGGGTCTGCTGCCGATGCCGGACGGCTGGACGTCTCAGCAGATCAAGGACTTTCAGAAATGGTTTGATTCGATGCTGGCTGGCAATCTGAAAATGCGCCGGCGGATGATCATGATCCCCGACGCGAAACACGAGCCCCTGCTCACCAAGCAAGAGGCCCTGGTGGACGTCACCGACGACTACCTGACCCGGGTGGTTGCCTACGCTTTTTCGATCTCGCCCCAGAATCTGATCAAACAGGTAAACCGCGGCACGGCGAAGGAATCCTCTGATGTCGCGCAGATTGAGGGGCTTGAGCCCTATTTGAAGCACATCGAGAACGTCATGAACGGCCAGGTGATCGAGCGGCAGATGAAGATCGATGACGTTGAGTTCGCCTTCCAGGATGAGCGGGAGATGGACCCCGTGAAGCAGGCGACGGTCGACGCGCTCTATGTAAAGAACATGATCTACAGCATCAACGAAACCCGCGAGGCGCGCGGCGACGATCCGCGGCCCGAGCCCCAGGCGAATGAGCTCGGCAGCATGACGGCCACGGGTTGGATGTCGATCGGCGAAAAGCCGGCCGCGAAGCCAGGCGCTGGCCCCGACGACGAAGACGAGGACGAGGACGAGCCCCCCATTGCCGGGCGGGCGGCGCCGGTAAAGGTTCGCAAGATCGCAACCTTGAAGGCGCGGGCCGGGGATCTGACCCCGCGCAGTCGGCAGACCAGAAACGACTTTGCGCGCCAGTTGAAGAAGTTCCTGGCCGATCAGAAGATGCGGGTCTCGAAGAAGGCCGCGCAGGAGTTCGCGGCCTACCTAAAGGTTTCACGTGGAACACTTTTCAAGGACAGGGACTCGACCGACGAGCGTGATCGGCGCCTCGCCGAACTCATCGCCCTGCTCGGTTGGGACTACGAGACGCTTTACGGGATCTCGGCGCCCTATCTTGAAATCGCGGCCGAGGAGGGTGTGCACGCCGGAGCCTACCAGGCGGCGGCGAACCTGGGCGCGTCGCTCCAGGGCACCCTGGCCGAAGCGCTTCCGGCGGCCAAACAAGCCGCGGACGAGCGCGCTGCGGAGATGGTGGGCTTCGACCTCGAGGAGGACGGCTCGCTTACCGAGGCCACGGCGCCGGCTTGGGCGATCTCGACCACGGCCAAGGAAAGCGTTCTGGCCACTTTGAAACAGGCCATCGAGGAGGGCTGGACGCCCCAGCAGCTCGAGGCTGTTCTTCAGGTCAGCGTGGTTTGGACCCCGGAGCACGGGGAATTGATCGCCGACAATGAGATCGCCAGGCAGCAGGTTTCTGGCCACCTGCGCTCGTGGATGTCTTCGGGCAAGATTCTCGAATATCAGTGGACCGTCATGGACCTGGGTTGCTGTGCGCTTTGCGCCAGCTTCTCGGCGCTCGGCCCGGTCCCGGCTGGCTATCAGTTCGCGCCGTTCATTTACGCGCCGGGGGCTCATCCGAATTGCCGGTGCTGGCTTACGGTCACTAAAATCGCCGGAGAGGAATGATGGTTGCTCCCAAAGCCCCGCACGTCGTAGAAACCTGTTTGATCAGAGATATCGAGAGCACACTCGGGGCACTCACCGAGGATTATGATCTGGTGGCCATGAGCTCGCACCAGGTCGGCAGCGGGTTCGGCGCGCGCATCGAGGCGGTCCTGGTTTTCAGGCTGCGCGAGCCGGCCGAGGAGTCGAACGGAAACGGCAACCACCGGCGCCGGCCGATGCCGCCGGTACCTCTAAAAAACAGGGCTTGACATGACGGACGCAACGCTGGGCGAGCGCGAACCGGAAGAAAAGAAACAACATCAACGCTCGCTCACTTTCAACGAGGACGGCTCGATCGACCCGGCGCAGCTTGAGGGCATGCCGCAGGACTTGATAGATCGCGTCACGGATCCCGAGTTCCAGGCGCGCGCGCGGCTGGCCATCGCTGCGGAAAAGCAGCGGGCGTCGTTTTACCGGGGCGCGCGGCAGATTCGAGACCAGGCGCAGCTTGCGGCGATCGCTCGCCGGCCTCGGGGCGTGAGTGGCCGGCAACGGAAGCGCCTGCGCAGGGTGGCCCGGCAGGTGATGTAGCGTGCTAGGATTCACTTTGAAGCAGGAGGGCATCCCCAATGCAGGAAGTGAACTTCAGAACCGTTGATCCGGCGCAGGCCGGTGACCGTGTTTCGTCCATCCAGTCGGCGGTCTATCTCGACGAAGTGAATCATCATGCCGTCGCGCTCTACACCGAGGCTGGCGCGATCGCGCCTGGCGGAAAGGCCTACCTCAAGGCCGGCAAGGCGGCTGCGATGACTCTTGGCCAGCCGGCGCCGGGCCCCCAGATCGAGAACGGGAGCGACGGCGCGACCATGAAGATCATTGCCATCGATGCCTTCAGGTACACCGTGAAAACGGGCGTCAAGGGCATCAATGGGGAGGTCGATCTGGTCACCTTCGGCGGCAAAATCGGCGAATCGATCACGTTCGATGCCTTCGACGGCCTCTGGTATGTGAGCGCGTCGACCGGCGTTGCCTTGTCGGTTGCGCCGGTTGAAGCCAAGCCGGCTGCGCAGTCGGCGCCTGTTCCCGGCAAAAAGCAGGCTCCCTTCGGCGGTTTCGCCGCCCGATAGCGGGAGGGTTACGGCGCGCCCCGTGCTACGATTCAAGGCGAGGGTAACGCTTCATGACGAACCTGCAGAGGCTACTCCAGAATCCCAGCCCGCCCGATCAAACGCTGCAGATGCTTGTGACCGCGGTCCTCGAGGATGAGCAAACGCTGGCAGCTGTTGCCCCGGCGACGCCATCGCCCAAGTCGGTATCGGCCAGCTACACCGCGCTCCCGACCGACAGCGTGATTTTTTATTCGGGCGTCATGGACGGCTCCCAGGGCATCACCCTGCCCACCGTAGGCGTGGCGGCGGGAAAGACGATCACGGTCAAGGTCACCTCGACCGACACCGGTGCGTCGGCGCTCAATGTCACCACGGGCAACGCGGCCGAGTACGCCGGCAATCCCCAGCTATTCACGATCCCCGGCGGCGCAGCGGTGGGCGGCATTGCCACGCTTGCCTGGGACGGCGTGCACTGGTGGCTCACGGAGTACTCGCAATGAAGCTCCAGAAGTTCATCCCGTTGACCAAGATGGAAGAGCAGGGCGACGGCTCGCTCAACGTTTTTGGAGTGGTCACGGCCGAGCAGCCGGATCTCGACAATGAAGTCTGCGACTACGCCGGCACGAAGCCCTTTTACCAGGCCAAAGTGGCCAGCATGTTCAAGCTGACCTCATCGGTCGAGGGCATGGAGCCATCGATCATGCCGATGCGGGAAATGCACCAGCTGATCGCGATCGGTGCGGGTCGCACCATCGAGTTCGACGATGCCAACAAGACCATCAAAATGGGGTTCAACGTCGTCGAGCCGGTCGCCATTCAGAAGTTTAAAAAGGGGGTACTTATCGGGTTCTCACAGGGCGGCGCCTACGTGGGCGACCCGTTGCCCGATCCGGTGCACAAGGGCTGCAAGCGATATATCGCAGATCCCGCGGAGGTCTCCGCGGTCGACTCTCCCTGCCTGCCCTCGGCGCTGGTCGAAACCATGAAGGGGCGAATGGTGGAGCTCAGCAAGGCGAACGGCACGACTGAAGCCGTGCCCCTGCTGATCCCGACCCTCAGCGATCTGCGTTATGAGAAGCTCGAACGCCAGCTCGCCGGCATCTTTGCGCTCGTGAAAGAGAAAAAGACCAAGCGCGTCGACGACGTTGACCTCACCGCGGATTGTTTCGCGCACGTCGGGGATCCGGAGGACACGTCGACCTGGAAGCTCCCGATCAAGTTCCCCGGCGACGAGGAGAAGACCAAGTCGCACATCCGCAACGCCCTGGCGCGGTTCGAGCAGACCGAGGGCATGAGCGCGGACGAAAAGGCCAAGGCGAAGAAGAAGATAGTGGCGGCGGCCAAGGAGCACGGCATCGAGGTTTCCGACGCCGACAAGGCGGCCATCACACGAGCCTGTGCTAAGATCGCTTTGAAAAAGGGGATGTACGAGGTCGGGTGGCTCGGCGACCTCGTCGAGAGCCTGAATTGGCTCTGCCTCTCCACTGAATTCGAGCGTGACCTCGAAGATGACGGCAGCAAAGTTCCGGAGGGGTTGCGCGAGGCGTGGCTCGAGCTCCTGGCCCAATTTAAGGTCATGGCGATCGAGGAAGCAGACGAACTGGCCGCGGCGGGCGGCAAAGGAGCGAAGGGCATGAAAATCACCGATCAGGCCGGTCTCACGAAGGCAGCGAAGTCGATCCATGAGCATCTCGAAAAGCACATGGAAATGCACAAAGCCCACCATGAAAAGCTCGAGGGCACACTGTCGAAAGATCACGCCCTCGTTAAGAGCTCGCAGGCAATGATGGATCACTGCGAAAAGTGCATGAAGGCCGCCAAGGACGCGGGCGCTGGTGAGGATGGCGAGAGCGAGCAGGAGAAGGCCGCGCGGGTCGCCGCCGAGAAGGCCGCCGCCGATGCCGCGGATCCGGTGGCAAAGGCCGTTGCTGCAGCCCTGGCGCCTCTGACCGCGGAGATCGAAGAGCTCAAAAAGAAGATCGCGACAACTCCGGCCCCGGCGGCGATCCCGCACTCCGGAGCGGGCGAAGTGGGCAAGGGGCTCACAATCGACCAGCAGTTCGGCGAGCTCATCGGAGCGAAGTAAAAGTTTTTGCAGTGCGCGCTCTCCCAGCGCGATCGACAAACTCAGGCCGCCGGTAGAGGAGAACACCCATGCACCCTTCGGCGGTGTCAGACGGTCACAATGGCATTTCGCAGGCGCAGTTCGCTCAACTGATCTCCAAAACCGACATGCGCAAAATCGAGCGCCTGGTGGAACAGAACGGCGCGGACGCCTGGCGGCAGTTCGTGAAGATGCACGGCAAGTCGCTTGTAAAGGACGCCTCGAGCACCGGCATCACCACGGGCCTGGGCTTGAACTTCATCGATCTCCGGGCGCCGGCTTACATGTTGGACCCGATCTTCGCCCACATCCGCAACACCACGCCGCGCTGGGACAAGGTGAACGCCGGTTACGGCGTCCAGCCGCAATGGAAGGCGGTAACCGCGATCGATGCCGGAAATCAGTTCCCCGGCGTCTCTGAGGGCAACACGAACTCGAATGGTCAGTTCACCGAGGTCGATTTCAGCTCGCCTTACGTGACCCTGGGCACGGACGACTTTGTGACCTACGAGTCGATCTCGGCGTCCGAGGGCTACGAGGACGCGCTGGGCGACGGTAAGATGTGGCAGCTGCTCCGGTTCATCCGGCAGCAGGAGCGCAGCTACATTGGCGGCGCTGGCACCACGGCCTCGAGGGGCGCGCTGCAGATCACGACGACGAACACGCCCACCGGTGTTCTTTCCTTACTCAACAATGCCAGCTACGTCACTGACGTTCTGCCGGTGGGCTCCTACGCCGCCGCCTACGCCGTGGCGCTCAATTATCGCGCGGCGACCAATCCGAACAACACCGTCGCGCTGGGCATCACGACCCAATATTTACGCACCAACGCCGACGGCTCCTCAGACAAGATCAACGGCGGCACCGCCATCGTGTCGGCACCTTCGAATGTGGTTGGACCTACGGTCAACGCAACCAAGACCGTGACGTTCTACTGCACCCCGCAAGCTGGCGCATGGGGCTATGCGTGGTTTGTGGAAATCAACGCGACGACGACCTTTTCCCCGGCCGCAGCGAGCGCAAAGCTCACGGCGATCACGGTGGGCAACTCCTGGGTCAACATCTACGGGCAGACCCAGGGCACACAGACAGCGGCCTATGCCGGCTCGGGCGGCTACGCGGGCTTTGCGACCGACCTGTCGACGAATGCGCTCGACATGGACGGCATGCTCACCATCGCCTCGAACACGGCCTATATGACCGGGCTCCCCGTGCCCACGTTCAATCTGAATAGCTTCGGTACGGCGGTTGGCTCGAACGGCTGGAACAACCACGGCGCCGGGCTCACGAACGGCGGCCTGGTGGGATCGATCACGGAGATCGATTCGATTCTCTACCAGATCCAGCAGGCGGCTCTGACCGGCCCGACGAAGATCTATCTCTCGACGGACCAGGTGCCTGCCTTCCGGTCGGCGTTCATGGTCGGCTCCTCGAGCTCGACCGCGCTCAACTACTTTTTCCCGAACGGCGGCCCGAACGGCGACGGATCCGGGATCGCGGTCAACGGCCGGGTGGCGCAGTACCACAACATCTTCGGACTGCCTGGCGGCGAGTTCGTGGACGTGCTTCAGCATCCGTACCTGCCTGCTGGCACGATCCTCTTCGATGTCGACAAGCTCCAGGAGACCTACGCGAACTCCCGGCTGGGCGAAACGCGCGGCGTCTTTGTGCGGCGCGACACCTATGGCATCGAGTTCGCGCAGACAAGCCGCAAGTACCCCTTCGGCGTGTTCTCCGAGGAAGTGCTTGCAATCAAGACGCCCAACCTGATCGCCTTCATCACGGGTCTGGGCAAGTTCGGCGCCACCAACGTGTTTTAACGAGCGGAGGAGCGTTGCCACCGGCGCGGCGCAAATCCAGGCCAGGGGGTTGGGAGACCTCCTGGCCACCCCTTTTCAGGTGAGCGATGGGCGCTAACGTAATCGACCTCACGACCGTCGCGGCAGTGAACGCCATTCTGGCTCAGGATCCGGCCGCCGACGCGGCGCTCATTCAGTCTGAAATCACCGCCTATTCTCAGAACATCCTCACCAGGACCGGCCGCGGCTTCCTTTCCGGGGTGCGCTCCTATGTCGAGCGCTACAACGGCAACGGGTCGAATGAGCTACCGATCCGCAACTATCCCATCCTGGCCGTCGCGTCGCTCTCGGTGAACGGGATCGCCATCCCGGCGAGCCCCGATTACCTGCAGTCCGGCTACGTGATCGACACTGAGGGCTCGATCTGTAATATTGCCCTGATCTCGAATGGTTCTGGCTGGAGCGACTATCCAGATGAGCGGTGGGGCGTGCGGCCTGGTGGCTGGGGATCCTACGGCAACGCGCCGCCCCTGGGCTATTCGGCCCTACGTTTCGTTCAGGGCATCCAGAACGTGGCGGTGGCCTACACCGCCGGCTACACGATCGCCGTGCCTGCTGAGGCCGGAACCGTGCCAGCGGGCCCTGGGCCTTACGCTGTGGCCGCCGCGAACGGGGCGACGTTCTATAGCGACCAGGGAGTACTCCTAGCAAACGGAACCCCACTCGTCTCCAGCGGGGCGTCGGCGCCCGCTGCAGGGCAGTACCAGCCGCCGCAGCGCGGGGTGTTGCCCGCCGGGGTCTACACGTTCAACGCCGCACAGGCGGGCGCTTCTGTGCTTCTGGCGTATACCTACGGTGCGCCCCCCTTCGATCTCCAGGAGGCCGCGGCCCGGCTGGTGGCCCAGATGTACCGCAAAAGGACCTGGATCGGTCAAAGCTCCCAGGTGCAGCCTGGCATCGGGACGACGGCTTATTCGCAACTCGAGGTCGAGATCGGGACCGCCATGACCATCGAGCGCTACCGGATGAGGTTCCCGGCTTGATTCTCCGCTACACCATCAACAGCGACGAGGTCGCCGAGGCGCTCGCGGCCAGGGGCGACCGTTTGATCGAGGTGATCGCCGAGGCCATGGGCCTGGCCGGCGAATCGCTCTACGAAGCGATCATGTACAACATGACCGGGGGCATCATCCAGGCGCGCACCGGCCTGCTCTCCTCTTCCGTTGTGCTCTCGCCGGTGGTCAGCGATGGCCCGGTGGCCTCGGTCTGGTGCGAGATCCCCGACGACGGATCCTTCGAGCACCTGGTGGGCATGGTCCTCGAGTTCGGCGGCACCCACCGCTACGAGATCGTGCCCCTGATGGACCGCTTCGCCGAGTTCCTGGGCCCGTCGCGGGAATTCGGGAAGGAATCGATGTTCTCGGCCGAGGAGTCGATCGCGCTGGCCGAGGGGCGTTTGCCGCGGACGCTGGCTTGGATTGGCGAGGGCGGCGGCATGGTTTTCGCGAAGCGCGTTGACCACCCACCGTCTCGGGAATTCCGCTATATGCGCACATCGCTCGATCAGGTGCGGGAGACGGTGCGGTTCCAGATTTCCGATGCTCTGGCGGGAGTGCTGGCAGAGTAGAATGGCTCCGAGGCGTTCATGCGACACAGCGCGTACGACATCGCCGTCCCGGTCGGGCAGGGTGACCAGTACCGTTTCAGCATGGACCCGACCAAGGTGATCGCCGCGCTTCAAGAGGTCATCGATGGCATCAAATCGGGCCGGCTATTACCGCAGCGCGCCTCCTTTGAAACCGAGGCCCGCCGCGACGATTACGTCATGAGCTATGTGCACATGGTTTTCCACGAGAAACAGCTATGATGACCGCCACCGAGACGATCTTCCAAAATCTGTATAGTTTGCTCTCGCAGACCCAGCTACTGGTGGCCGGTGCACCCTCGGGCGGCCCGGTGTTTCAGAACCCGACGGCTACCGGCCGGCGCATGCCCCAGCGCGACGCCATCACGCCGGCCATCCTGCCTGGGCTCTGGATTGTGGAAGGCGACCAGGATGTGATCGAGAACGCGCTCCCGCTTCCGAAATATGAGCTCCACTGCTGGGCGGCCGTGCTTTGCGAAATCACCGGCGGCGAGACCGCGATCGCGTCGACCCAGGTAAACGGCTTGCGCGACGCTGTGCTCTACCAGATGCAGCAGCAGACCCTGAAGGCCGACGGCACGACGGTGATCCCGCTCCTGGGCGGCGAGAAACAGACGCTCGGCGGCGTTGTGTATCATGCAAGAGTGAAGGGCCGGATCCTCTTAAACGAGGGCCTGCAGAACAACCGGAGCGGCCTGATCTTTCCGGTCTCAATTTTGAGCGGGCAGTAATTTCAGCGGGGTGGAAATGCTCATACCGGCGGCGATGTTTATCGAGACAGCCCTCGACCAGGTGAAAACCCTCGCCGACGGGGATCGCGCCGACCAGCTGAAAGAACTTCACACGGCTATTGGCGCGCAGGCAACGGAAGAGGTCTCGGCGGGCTATCTGTTAGGCCTTCAGACCGCCCGGGTCGTGCTCTCCGGGATGCCGGCGGCGATTCAGAACAAGGTGTCGATTTAGGCACGAAGTAGAATGGACACAACCGCGCCTCCCAGCGCCACATTTAGCCGGCCAAGGAGTTAGATCATGCAGCTTCCTGGTTTGATGTTTGGCACCGGCGTCGCTCTCGCAGCCCCGCAGCCCAGTTCCGGCAATCCGGCCCCGAATCCGACGCCGGTGGCGCTCGGCGTCCTTCAGAACATCAAGCTCACCCTGGGCGCCGACATCAAGTCGCTCTACGGCATCGATCAGTGGGCCGTCGACACCGCCATCGGGAAGCGCTCGATCAAGGGCTCGTTTGAGTTCGCGCAGATCTCGAACCTGCTGATGAGCCAGCTCTTCTTTGGCGACGCCGCCGCCGCCGGAACGGTCGACACGACGACCTACCCTGGTGAGTCGCACACGCTGCCTGCCAGCCCCACGGCGCAGACCGTCACGGTGACCAACGAGGCTCTGACGCCCCTGGTCGACTACGGGGTGACCGTGGCAGCGACCGGTGTCGCCTTGACGGCCGTTACGGGCACGCCCGGCGCGGGCCAGTACAAGGTGAATCTCGCGACCGGCGTCTACACCTTCGATCCGGCCTTCAGCCTGGCTGGCGACGCGGTTCTGATCAACTACAGCTGGACGCCGGCGAGCGGTGGCTCGACGCTGACCGCGCAGACCCACCCCATGGGCTGGGGTCCGCTCATCGCGCTCAATCTCGTGTTCCCGTATGAAGGCGGCGGCCTGGGCTTTTATCTCCCCAATGTGCGCCTGGGCAAGATCGACATCGCCACCAAGCTCGAGGACTACACGATGTACACGACCGACTACGAGGGCTTCGCGGGGCCGAACGGCGTTCCGTTCATCAGCTACCAGGCCTTCTAAGTTAAACCAAAGAGAGCCCCGTCGCGCACCGTCGAGAGATGGAGCGAGGCGGGGCGAAGCCATTTGAAAGCCCGCACCCCGTTTTTTGAATTGAAAGGAGACCCGATGCAGAAGCCGGTTCTCATCGAAGGTCAGGAAGTCATTCTCGCCACCATCACGGTCGGCGATCTCGAAACCATCGATCTTACGGGCAAGTCGGGCCGGAAGTTCAACATCGCCATGATTGCCGCATCGATCCTTGCGGCCGGCGACGCGGAGCGCGGCACCGAGGCCTGGGTTCGCTCCGTGCATGCCTTCGACCCCGAGGGCGGCGAGGCTCCGTTTCAACTCCTGCTCAATGCGGCCAACGAGGTGAACGGGTTCAAGCGGATGTCGGAAAAAAACGCACCGGCGCCGGCGGCACCGGCAGCCGAGTAGACCTCGAGTACATCTTTGGGTCGCTGGCGCGTTGGCACGGGATCCCGCCGGACCGCGCGCGCTTGCTCCTGCTCACCGATTTCTGGATGCTTGACGCCTTCATGGCCGAGCACCCGCCAGCCGACATTCTGGTCGGTGCCTACCTCCACTACAAGGCTCCTGGCCGCGACGGCAAGCGGGGAAGGCCATCGATGCGCGAGGCTGCTAGGATGAATTCCGAGGCGCTTAGCAAGATGCCGCCGCGCAGAAACGTCAGAAAGCTGGCCGACATGCCGGCGTTCCTGCGCACGCCAGATCAGCTGAAAATGATTGCGGACATGGAGCGGGAATGGCGGACGAACTCCGAGTAATTATCACAGCCGACGCGAGCGGGGTCGGGCCCGCGGTCGCCCAGGCTACGGCAGCCGTCGAATCGTCTGCCGACCAGATCGCCGCAGCGCAGGCCAAGGCCACCGCCGCCACGAAGGCGCTTACGGAAGCGCAGGTTCAGTTGGGAGCCGCCGCTGAGGGTGGCAACGCCCAGGCCGCGGCGATCATCCAGCAATACGCGCAAGCGAGTACGATGGCCACCGCCGCGGTCCAGCAGCTCACCGCCAGCGAGGAAGCAAACACCGCCGCAACTCTTTCGAACGCTGCCGCCCAGCGCGTCGACACCGTGGCAACCTACAGCCACTCCGAGGCGATGGAGGCGGCGAAGGTGAGCATGGGGGCTATGACCGGCTCGGCTTACATGATGGAGACGGGCCTGGCAAAAGTTGCCGCGGGATCCTCCGTGGTTGGCCCGATGCTGGCCGCCATGGTCCCGGTGGCAATCTTCGCCGCGGGCGTGTTCCTGCTTTACGACCTTGGCGAGGCGCTTTACAAGGCCTTCGACATGGGCGGCGAGGGCGCGCGCGAGTTCGAGCAGAAGCTCTCCTCGCTCGACGGATCCTATCGCACCCTGATTGACGAAACCTCGCTCGAGGCCGACAAGATCGAGGCGGCCAACGCGAAGCTCGAGCACAAGCCCAACCCCAACGCCATCAAAGAGG